GGAAGTTGTTAAGCTCCTTTCGAAAGTCTTTTACTTGTGCCGCAGTGGCTCCAGCTTTCAGATGCGAGGATCTTATCGGAATTACTCCCGATTCGACAGGCAGTGTTAGGATCTTTGATCGTGCGAGTTTATCTCACACGAACTTATCCGGCATATGACTGGCTCTGATAGTATCCTGCACCATATCGAAACTCTCTCTTGAACGCATAACGAGAGAACCGAACATGGGCAGGGTCACTTTTCAGTGCATCCCCAGTTCTTCTTGGTCGGAAGGCTCCATCGATGGATGCTGCTCGATTTCGTCATAAATCGCATGATTTCAATGTCGAACTCGAGTAGAAGCCATCGTTGCCATATCTTCCTGCTTTCCATAATAAACGGAGCTAGCCATGACCTCGAGAAGTCGAAGTCTTGTGGCATCCCTCCAATTACATGGTAGAGTGATTCCGGAAGCCTTGAGAAACTCATGCAGTAACTCTAGCCTTTCGTGATCGCTCTGATTCGAGTTTAATCTCGATAAGCAGATGAAGGACTTAATTAGCCCGGTCAAATAATGACACTTTCGAGAAACTCGAGAAGTGACATTACCGGACTCCTTAAGTATTATGGCTCAGACCGGGGTCGCTTTCTCTTCTAGATAGCTAAAGCCGTGCCGAAGGGAATCGAGTCAGAGATCGGCCACCAAATGATATTTGGCGGCCACTTCTCAGAACCCGATCACTGGAAAGGGTGAGACTTCAGATCCGAGATACTTTCACTTCTTCGCAATTTCATAACAGTCGGAACTGATATGAGATTTCGTAGGAGATATAGTAACTCCGATCTCGCTCATGACTTTCTGGTACTCCCGCGCCACGTCATCGTTACCTATAACGATGTCATCACCTAGGATACGATAGGACTTACACGGGGCTGGTAACCCCGCTTTAAAGTTCGCGTATTGCACCATTAGGTGATGAGTTAGAGTAAAGAGCGGTCATGACGAATGAGCTCCCATAGGTTGCCCTCTCCCGTATTTAACGGGGTCGGAACCTGGGGCCTCAAACGGATGACCGACCATTATTCTAGTCCACGCGGCGGCTCTCTCTCCACCGATCAAACACTTCAACACAAATTCCTGAATTTTGATCGGGAATCTGTCTGTTGCGTTTGAAAGGTCGAAAGAGTAGTACTTATGGCCTTTATCAGCTTCTAATGTTAGCCCATGGGCCTGCTGGAACGTACAGTCCGTTGACCATCGCTTAAGGATCTGGAATAGTTCCTTATGCAAAGGGTACAACGCACTCTGCGACCAGTAGTCCAAGATGGCAAACACCCTCGACTTGGCTTCGTAGTCTTTCTTTATTGATAGACGACGGATCCGCCTCGATCGGTCTTTGATCTTCAGGGCATGGAACAGGACTTTCCGAATGACACTGTCATCGGTTAGTCAGTTCGACAAACGTTCGAACACTGATTTCAGCTCTGGAGCCATGATCAGAATGTCGTCTTTCAAGTTCTCCGGTAGACTTAATCAATCTATCAGAGAATATTGTAAAGCAGGACCATTAGGCCCGGCCTTTGTCGACCAATGGAACTCTTTCCATTCAGGCACGAAAGGATCCTGAATCATAGGGATTTCCTCCTCTAGGAATCTCTTAAGATCAGGACTGAAAGTCCACGGAGAAGTATCGTCAGTGATGACGGTATAATCCACTGGCTTTCCCCCTTTGATATATCTCGATATCGATAACAGAGTTAAAGACATTGAGATAGCTCGTCCGTGCCCCTCTCGGATGAGTTTCCGAATCGAATGGGGTAACACTTTCGGAAGACCGTCGCTAGTGAGCGACAGTCCTGCCGGAGTGGGAAGAGGGGTACCACTCATGAACCGTGTCACCGCTAATCGACACAATTTTGTTCGATCAGCGGTTCAGACAGGTCCACGAGTAGCGTGCCATGTGTTGAACCGTTTCACTACCGTTCTCACATCCTCAGCCGACACTGGGACGACATGTAAGTAGACTGACACAACCAGCTTTACGAAGAATTTTGTAAAGTTTGTGTTTGTCACGTTGAAAATATGTTGTTCAATTAAGTTTGCTGTCTCATCTAATTCAGACGCAAGGAACCTGGATAGACGTAGGCTGTGAACCTCACCGCCGTACCCTGGGTTTCTTCGGACCCTAGGTATTGCGCGATCATTAGCAGATAACTGAGAAAGCCTGGAGTAGGTGAGTCTCCTTTCGGAGGGCCTTAGAACATCCAGTTGAGATTGCTGCTGCTCCTGTATCTACAGG